GAAGTCCATAAAGAAGACCGGCATGCGCGCGCAACTGTTTGCCCTCGGCGAAGCCCTTGCCAGTCAAAACCCCGAATTTGATAGAATTTGGTCGAGAGTTCTTTCACAAGAGGTTGAGTGATGGCAGACCCCATAAACCAAGACACGACGGTCCCGCAGCCTCGCAACCCATTCGAGTACCCGAGGGTCATCAAAGGCAAGCGTTCTTACGGAGTCGATGACCAGTTCAGTTACGACGAAGGACTGGCAACAAACGCTTTCTTCATAAACTATGGCGCACTAGAAGCCGGTGGCGGAAGTGACGTTGCCACGCGTGCACAGATACGTCAAGGTCAACAGGTCGTTTATGGGCAGGCCCTGTTGGACGACGAAGGCTATTTGGTTCGTGGCAAGTACCTGGAAGACGCAGAAACCGCAGAGCAACAGTTCTTGAAGTTCAGCCCCACCGATCTTGCTGCCTTGGCAAAACAAATGCAGCGAACCGGTTTTTACACCACCGGTGATCCGTCGGGATTGATTCTTTCTGGTCGTGGTTACAGCAATACCGACATCAACGCGATGGTCAATCTGCTGAGATTCTCCAACCAGAAAGGATTGATCGTCCAATCGGTTGCCAAGATGCTCGCCGGCATGTCCGCCGTCGCTGGCGGCGGCACCGCAGTCAAAGTCACAGCCGATGAAGACATCCGCTACTACCTGCAGCAAGCATTCTTTTCCAGGATGGGACGTGCACCCACCAAGCAGGACATCGACATGGCCGTAAAAGCAATCCAGGACAACGAAAGAAAGATGGCTGCGGCCAGCCGCAGCGCACCGTCGGTTGCGGTCGCCGCCAAACTCCAAGCAGAAAAAGCCAACCCGTCGGAAGGTGCGGCCTACCAGTTGGGCAACGCAATCAAACTCGCATTCTCGTATTTGAGCGGTAGCTGATGGCATCTAATCCGACGCGCGACAAGTGGATCAAGGAGCAGCTTGATGCTCGCGGCATGACGGACACGACCGCCAACCGCACATCGCTCGGCAAACAGTACGACAAGATTTACGTCGGCGGCAACCCCAAAGACTGGCGTACGTATTTCAAGCAGCAGTTCCCGCAACTGTCGCAGATGCTGGATGGCGGGGCAGGTGAAGCAGAAGCACGACAGATCTTCGGCGACCTTATCGACTTGTTCATTGACGTAGCCCAGAACCCTGACGCCTATGACCTGACCAGCACGGCCGGACAAGCCGCGTTCAAGACCAAGGTCGAATCCACCCAGTACGCAATAAAGACCACTAAAGCCAGGGCCGAATGGGACACGTTGGATCCCGTCGAGAAACAAGACAGGCTCAAGAACAAGACCAGCGAGATCCGTGCCGCATTTGCCGGCCTCGGGTTGACTGTCAGCGAACTGGACAACTTGGCTTTGCAGTCTTTGCGCGACGGACGCAACGATCTGGAACTTAAGTACTTGGCTTACGGCAAGCTGGCTGACCGCACCGGTGGTGTGGCGCAAACCAAAGAAGCCATGGATCTTGTAGCTACGCTCAAGGCCTACGACTACGACTACGACGATGCCACGATTGAAGCGGCGCTCACCGGCGCCACCATCAACGGCGTGCCGCAGTCCACGGAACTGTTGATCAACAAGGCAAGGTACGGAGCCAAACAGAAGTACGGCGCGTTTGCCGATTTGTTCGATCAGGGCTTTACGGTCAACGACGTGTTCGAGCCATACCAAACGTATGCCTCGCGTCTGCTTGAGAAACCGGTCAGCGACATCTCCTACAAAAAAGACATGTACCGCAAAGCGCTCGAACACAAGAACGAAGACGGCTCTGCCATGAGCATTACCGACTGGTCACGCATGTTGAAGACCAAGGACGAGTACGGTTGGAAGTACACGGACAACGCGAACAAGCTGGTGTCCAGCGTCGCGTCCACGCTTGAAAGGGCATTCGGGTTGATCAAATGAGCGACACGCCACTCACCAACGAACAACTTGCCGGAATGGAAATCTTTCCTGGCGGTGCCACGTTTGGCCAGGCTGCCGAAACCATGGGTCTGTCTCGTGCAGACATCGGCTTGCAGCCGACACAAACGAAGCCACCGCCGAAACCCACAAAAAAAGAAACGCGTCGGTATTCGGTAGTTCGTGACGGCAAGAAACTGACAATCGTCGTTTACGACGACGGATCAACCGACGAAATTGACGAAGGTGATGCCGACACAGAAGACACAGACACCTCCACGTCAACCACCGATATCTTCCTTCCCAAGGCACGTAGTGACGCGTTCAGCAGAATGCGAGCCTTGCTATCCCGCTTCGGTCTGTCGTCCTTGGAGAGCGCAGTCAACAACATCATTACCAGCGGAACGGTTGACTTGGAAAACGCTGACGCAATCATCTTTGCCCTACGAAATGAAGACGCCTACAAGAAACGTTTTGCAGGCAACGCCGCACGAGCAGCAGCCGGACTACCAGAACTGGACCCAGCGACCTACATCGGACTGGAAGAGTCCTACCGTCAGCTTCTTCAAGCCAACGGTCTACCTAACGACTTTTACAACGACCAGACCGACTTTGAGAAATGGATCGAGGGCGACGTATCCCCGGCCGAACTACAGGATCGAATCAACAACGGCTACCGCAAAGTGGCCGACGCCGATCCTGCCGTCAGGCGTCAGATGCAAGAACTGTACGGGGTGGCAGAGGGTGACCTTGCTGCTTTCTTCTTAGACCCCAAGCGAGCTCAGCCGATGCTGACCACCCGTGAGCGTGTCCGTAAGGCCCAGGCTGCTGAGATAGCGGCCCGTGGCCAGGAGCAAGCCGGTATGCAGTTGAGCGCTACAGAAGCCGAAACTCTTGCTTCGCGCGGGATTACCGGCCAGGAAGCAATGGACAGGTTTGGTGAGATGGGGGCGTTGTCCGGGCTGTATCAGACCATGGGTGGCGAAGAAGCAATGACCAGGGAGCAACAGCTCGGTGCAGCCTTCCGCTACGACACGAACGCACTGGATCTGTTGAGGCGTCGTCAGCGCAGTCGTGTTGCCCAGTTCGAGGGTGGCGGCCAGTTTGCTAGGACAAGTGGTGCTACCTCTGGCACGGTCGAGACCGGAGTAGGTCAAGCACAGTAGGCCTTGACAAGGTCTGAATTCGTCGATACACTGGACTCGTTCCACAAGGGACACCGTTGGAGAGCCCCGGCTTCAACGTGAAACACAAGGGTGAAGCAGCCTTCGGACAACCTCCGCGTCCGAAGTGGGCGAGGAGTGAGACATGTCAGACGTTCACGATTTCGAGGACGAGGCACAAGAACAAACCGGTAAGAATCCAGTTCGAGCAAGAATGAAAGAACTGGAGTCCGAGGTGAAGGCCTTGAGAGAAAAGGCCGCTGAAGCCGAGAAGCTTCAAAAGGAACTGGCGTTTTCAAAAGCCGGTATCCCGATGGATGCTCCGATGGCTAAGTACTTCATCAAGGGCTACGAAGGTGAGTTCACTCCCGAAGCCATCCGGAAGGCTGCTGAAGAAGCCAACCTGCTTCAGGCTCAAGCTCAAGCTGCTCCTACACAAGAGCAGCAGGCGTGGGCCAGGATGCAGAAGGCAAGTTCCGCTGGTCAGACCAGCGAACCGGTAGTTGACTGGAACTCCAGGATCAATCAAGCCAAGGACGCGAACGAAGTGATGCAGCTGCTGGCTCAAGCAAGGCAAGAATCAGAAAACATCTAGCCCGCAGGCCCCCGGCCTGTCGGGGAAAGAACAGGTAACAGGCCATGGCCTATACACAAATGTCGAGTCTGTCAACAGACCAGACAGCATTTGACCGGATTGCGTACTTCGCGCTCCGCAGCGAACTTCTGTTCGACGCGGTCGCCGACGTCATGCCGGTCGCTCAAGCAATGCCGGGTTCGGCAGTCACGTTCACGATCTTCAACGATCTTGCTGTGGCTGACACGCCCCTGACCGAAACGTCAGACGTCACCGCCGTCGCGATGAGCGACAGCCAAGTGACCGTCACGTTGACCGAGTACGGTAACGCAGTCTCGACGACTGCCAAGCTGCGTGGTACGTCGTTCCTCGACGTCGACGCTGCTGCGGCGAACGTCGTCGGCTACAACGCCGGTATCTCGATCGACAGCGTCGTGCGCGACGTCATCTCGGCTGGCACCAACGTGATCTACGGTGGCGGCGGTGCAACCGATCCGTCGAGCCGCGCCACGGTGCAGGCCGAAGACGTCATCGAAGCGAACGACGTCCGCAAGGTCGTCGCCGCTCTCCGCAAGGCGAACGCCGTGTCGTTCGGCGGCATGTACATGGGCTACATCCACCCGGACGTGTCGTACGACCTCCGTCGTGAGACGGGCGTCGCCTCGTGGCGTGACCCGCACGTGTACAGCGATCCCGCCAACATCTACATGGGCGAGATCGGCGCGTTCGAAGGCGTGCGTTTCATCGAGACGCCGCGCGGCAAGATCTTCACGGACGAGGGCGCAAGCTCCACCGTGGACGTCTACGCCACGCTGATCATGGGTCGCCAGGCTTTGGCCAAGGCGCACTCAGTCGTCGACGGCAACGGACCGTTCCCCCGCGTGGTGCGTGGTCCGATCACCGACACCCTCTTCCGCTTCCAGCCGATTGGTTGGTACTGGCTGGGTGGCTACGGCCGATTCCGCGAGGCGTCACTGCGCCGCGTTGAGTCGTCGTCGAGCATCGGCGCAAACTCGTAAGTAACGAGTAGCAAGTCGGGGGCCGGGCGTATCCCCTCGCCCGGCCCCTTCTGCTATCATTGAACAGCGAGGTAATCATGTCAATCTCCAACTACGCCGAGAATCTTCTTCTCGACACGCTTCGTAACCAATCCTTTTCCGTAGCAAACACTTACGTGAAACTTCATCTGGGGGATCCGGGCGAAGCCGGCACGAACAACGCAGCCGCAGAGACCACGCGCAAAGTCGTGACATGGAGCGCAGCTGCAAGCGGCAGCATGGTCACGTCGGGAACTGCCGAATGGACCAACGTTTCGACCACCGAGACCTACTCGCATTGGTCGTTGTGGGATGCATCAAGTGGCGGCAACTGTCTGTGGACGGGTGCTCTTTCTTCTTCTGCTGCGGTCACCGCGGGTGACACTTTCCAAATCACGTCGCTGACTCTCAGCCTCGACTGAGTAAGGTAGCCACATGGCTACTGGTGAACTTGATTTCACGATATCTTTCGTAAACACGCCTTCTTTTTACAGGGGCGCGGTTATAAGGAATGCCACTGGTTCCGGTGTCGGAACACAGACCGCTTCTGGCGTTCGCGTGGTGCCGAGAACCGCAACAGGTTCTGGAACTGGAAGCAGCAGCATCGCATATATAGAGGTTCTTCCACGCTCGGCTACTGGTACTGGACTTGGTTCTTCCGGGGGCGGAGCGACCGGATTGCTTATTGCAATAAGGACCGCGTCTGGTTTTGGTACGGGTAGTAGCACAGCAAACTACACTTCAGGAAAAGTTAGAAGCGCTGTCAATGTTGGTTACGGGTCGTCATCGACCACGTCTTTCATCACCCACAAGCGCACAATCACCAACTCCGGTACTGGCACACAAACGGCTGTCGGTGCCAGGGTCGTAAGTGTCACCGCATCGTCTTCCGGTTCGGGAACCCAGTCAATCAACTTTTACAAGGTCATGTTCTTCAGGCCTCCGACCGACGACTTGGTCAGTTGGTACGAGGAGGGTACCGACGGAATCGCATTGCGTTTGTTCAGGTTCTTCCAGCCGACCGCCCGAGGCAGAAACGTTTACAAGCTCACGGACGGCACGTTCACGGAAGCGGAGCAGAACGACAGCAGCGTGGTTGAGATCACCTATCACGGTGGCCATGCCAACCCGGTAACCCAGGCAGAGAAAGATGATCTGGTTGCCGCCGGGTACGGTGCGTACATAACATGAACACCAGAGGGGACAAATGAAACACCAAGAGACACATCCAAACCTTGACGTCGAAGGGTGCTTTGGCTGCCGCATAGCGCACGTTGCCATTTCCGGGTCGGCCACCCCTACCCGCAAAGCCGTGGGGGAATTGAATCGTAAGGAAAAATTGTTGGACAAAGACCTTGACGCCTACAAAAGAATCCGACAGACTGGTGGTCAACCAGAACAGATAAACGGGTCCGCCCGTTTGGAGGCAACAACAGACTGATGACAATCAAGTACAGGGGCGAAACGTTCGCCGGATATAACAAGCCAAAGCGCACCCCCAATGCCAGCAAGTCCCACGCGGTGCTGGCAAAAGAGGGTAGCAAGGTCAAGCTGATCCGTTTTGGACAGCAAGGTGTACAGGGTTCACCCGAGAAAAAGGGTGAGTCCGAGGCATATCGGAAGCGTCGCGAGTCCTTTAAGGCACGCCACGCCAAGAACATTGCCAAAGGCAAAATGTCAGCCGCGTACTGGGCTGATAAAGTAAAGTGGTAAGAACCGAGAACAGGAGCAGTCATGCCGAAAGTTGGAAAGAAAGAGTTCCCTTACAGCAAGAAGGGAATGGCGATGGCCAAGGCCGAAGCTAAGAAGTCGGGCAAGAAAATGAAGATGGGCAAGAAGAAGTAATGGCCCAGAAGAAACCAGCCAAAGAGATGGCCGGTGCACCGAAGACGACGAAGCGCAAGCGCACTCGCAAGAGTTCCGCCAAAGCGCAAGCCGGTTCGTTCCCCGGTTACGGAGGATACAACTACTAGATGACTACGGTGGCGACGGTCCTCAACAGGGCGTCGCGCCAGATGTTGGCAGGGGTCGTTGAAGAACGCAACAAGTTGGCGTCGAGCGTCAATGATAGTGCGACGTCTGTCGTACTCTCTTACGATATTGGCGGCCTTCGTGCTGGTGCTGTATTCGAAATCGAATCCGAGTTGCTCTACGTGTGGGAAGCCAACCCGGCAACCAAGACGCTCACGGTCGAACGCGGTTACGGCGGAACCACCGCAGCATCACACTCCTCTGGGGTCATAGTCACCTTGTCTCCGCGCTTTCCGCGCGCACAAATGCTGGAAGCAGTCAACGCAGAACTGGACGACTTGTCGTCGAGCAACAACGGTTTGTATCGCGTGGTCACGACAAGCTTGACTTACAACGGTTCGGATCGTCAGTTGAACATCACCGGATCTGGCACGATCCTGGACTTGATTGACGTGCGGTTGCGTTACTTGGCCGATGACTATCCGGTCATCAGCACCGTGCGCCTGCAAACAGGACTGCCGACCAGCGACTTTGCGTCGGGCAACACGCTTGTGTTTGACGAGATAATCAAAGCCGGCACCGTGCGCGTGCGCTACAAAGCTCCGTTTGTCAGGGCTACGAGCGAATCATCTGACCTGACCACCGACTGCTTCTTGCCGACCACGTGCGATGACATCATCGAGATGGGCGTGATCATGCGCATGATGGCTGGCCGCGAAATCAAACGCAACTTCACCGAGTCCCAGTCGGACACGCGCCGCCCTGAAGAAGTTCCGCCGGACGCAGTAGCCAAGTCGTTCGGCAACATCGTCGCATTGAGACGGAACAGGATCCACGCGGAAGCAAGCCGCCTGAAAGCACAGTACCCGATCCAGTTTAGGAAGTAGCCGATGGCTACGCTCACAACATTCACCGCGCCTTTCCGCCCGGCTCCCGCGTACTACACCGGTACTGGCGCATCCCAACTCGTACCGGACGTGTTCCCGGTCGCAATCAACGGTCGTCCATACATGGTGGACACCGCGTCCAACCAGTGGAGCCGCGTGTTCGATGCTCGCGTCCGCGACTCGGTCGACCAGTCTGCAGAACCAGGCGAAAGCGCAATCAATCCGCAGGGCTTGTGGCGTCGCTCTCAATCATCGTGGCACTACGGATCTGGTCAGGAGTATTCCGACGCTTCCGATTCCGAACCTTTCAGATTCAATGCCTCCAAGGGTGTGAATGTTTGGGACAAGGGCACGTTGTCGCTTTTGTCCGACACCACGAACGTGTACCCGACTTCGGGCACGAACTTGTACGCAACGACTGCCGATGGGCGACTATATGGGTCGGATGGGCAGAACATCAAATACACGACTGACTTCTCGACGGTTACCACAGTGACTGGTACGGCTGCATCCAACATTTACAGTCTCACCTCTGACGGCTACAACGTGTTCTATTCGTATGACAACGGCGACATCGATCAGACGAACGCTGGCATCTCCACCTCGTCGGCGTACATCACAGGTATTGAGGCTGGGCACATGGCGTATGTGAAGGGTCGCCTCATGGTGGCTGGGCAAGGTGCGGATAAACGCAAGATTTGGAACATCACGACTTCTGCTGGTTCGTCGGCGAACAACCCCAGTGCTTTGTACACGCATCCGAACACGAACTGGTCATGGGTTGGTTTCGCTGCTGGTCAAACCCACATCTATGCGGCAGGTTACGGTGGCAACGTCAGCATCATTTACAAGACCACGATCAAAGCCGACGGCACCGCACTTGACATTCCCACTGCGGCAGCCGAACTGCCACAGGGTGAAATCATCACATCCATCTACGGCTATCTCGGCTACATCGTGTTGGGCACCACGACCGGTTTCCGGTTCTGCTCGGCTGATACGGACGGCAATTTGGTGATCGGTCCGTTGATTGAAATCAGCGGAGGTGTCAACACTTTTGCCGGCATCGGTAAGTACGTTTACTTTGCTTGGAGCAACTACGACTCCACTTCCACCGGTATCGGACGCATGGACATCTCCGTGTTCATCTCCACCAACCAACCCGCCTACGCTTCCGACCTGATGGCAACAGCCCAGGGAACCGTCACGTGTATCCACGAGTTCAACAACAAACCTTTGTTCACTGTCGCAGGTGTCGGCGTCTTTACCCCGCATGCAACCAACCTTGTCACTTCCGGCTACCTCACGTCAGGTATCTACCGCTGGGGTGTGCCGGACGCGAAGTTCATTCCCAAGATCGACTTGCGTACTTATCCGCTGGTCGGGTCGGTCACCGCGTCTATTGCGTCAGACAACGGGGCGTACCACGATTTCGCGGCGTTCGATACGCAA